TAGTAGGTGGTCCCGTCCGTGCTTGCCTGAAACGTCATCGACGCGGCAGTCCATGAGGCCGGGACTGAGATCGCCAGCAGGTTCCCGCCGCCCAAATCCGCTGCGCTGGAAAGGCTTGCCCCGTCTAGGATGGTTACCGTCGTAGTGGCCCGCCTGTCTTGGAACTCGCCTATCAGTGCCATACTATTCTCCCTTGCGCTGCCGACCGGCTGTTCTGCGTACTGAGCCGCATCGGAACTTGTACACGGATACTACAAACTGCCTGAATGGGTTTACGCCCTTGAGCAAAGTACGCTCGCAATGGAGAATACCCCATACCTTGTCGGTAGTCGGAACGCCTGTGATATCCTCGAATAGCGTCCGCGCCACGGTTCTGAGGTTCAGCAGATGCTCGATCTTGCTGTCATCATTGACTAGAGTCTGAATGCTCGTGACCTGCTTGTCAATCTCCTTGCAGAACGCTGCAACGTTCTCAAGCAACACCCTAATCGCCTCAAACACTACATGCCTCCATACTTGATACAGCAAAGCCCCCGCCACACAGCGAGGGCCTTACTGGCGACATCTCAAGGGGCACTTGCCCCCACGCTAGGCTACCGCACTACGCCACCTTGACGCAAGTCACGTAGACAATGCAGGCAGCGTTGCCTCCGGCCTTCGTGACGGTAACCCGTAGCTTCCCACCGGCAGCGATCTCGTGGTTAGCGTCGTCAATCGTCGCGGCCCTTGCGACTGTCTGGTCGTTGATGTTGATGCTCATTGCATCGGTGATCGCATTCGCGGTGCTGAGAACCTGAACTGTATTGGCGGCTCCTCCGGCGTTGGCCGTCTTGACAACGTAGGCGTCAACGACCCGCACCTTATACGGAAGGGTGTAATCGTAGTTGGCAGTTGCAGCGTCTGCAATGTCTTTGCGGTAGACGACGGGGATGCCGAATGCCCCGTCTGCGACAGTGGCAAGGTTCGATGCGGCCACCCCCGGAGTAGCGGCTGCGAGCACGTTGATCTCTGCGGCGGTCGGTGTGATTGCGGTTCCGTTCAGCTTGAACGAGCCACCGGATTCAACGTCTAGAACGCCGCCTGACGCTACGACTTGGGTGTTGCCACCGTCCTTCTTGTAGACCTTCGGCTGGTAAGTGGTGTCCGGCATCTTGGTTCTCCCTTGCTGCCCCGGTCAGCGCACCGGGTAGCCCTGTGGGTTGGGAAAGGCCCCGGCGCAAATCGCTGCACACCGGGGCCTTGGACGAGGGGTTAGGCGTTCTTCGGGCCGTTGATGACGATGGGGGTAGCCGCATGGCCTCCCACGGTCGTCGCGATAGCCGGAGGAGCGAAGGACGGGTTGTACAGGACAGCCACGAGCGAAAGGAGCGCCTGATTGGCAATGGTCCTCTGGCTCTGCAACCGGACGTACCGCTTGCTCGGCTTGTGAAGGTCGTAGACCACCATGCGGTTGGCCTTGTCGGTAGCCGCATCGGTGATGGTCTGGACTGAGGTGGTCGGCAGGGTGATGTCAGCCACGCTGCCCATCGCAGCGTCGGTGTCATGCTGGAGCTTCGTGGCCCATACGCCGGTGTTGAGCGAAGAGCCGCGAGTGGCGACGATCATGAGGCTGGAGTAGCCCTGAGTGTCAATCACGGTGGAGTTGATAGCCCCGCCGTCAACACCAGCCGCCAGGGTGTAGTTCGTACCGTCCCACGTCAGTTCGATGAGCTTCGCGTTCTTGATGAGGTTGTGCATCATGGTCTCCTAGCTGTTACAGGGGGCCGAGTTGCCCCGGCCCCTTTTGTAGCACAGGCGGGTCTACCGCCGGTTAGGCCGACACGTACTGAATCTTCATCTGCCAAGGCTGGAGGACATCGCCGCCGCAGCGGTACCGCGCAAGCAGGATGACCTGGTTGTCCTGAGCGCCTACCTCCTGTAGAACCTGAATGCTCAGGCCCACACGGTCAACCCACTCGTAGCCCATCAGGTTGCCGCCAATGACAGGGTAGGTGCCCGCAGAGACGTCAGGCATGAACTGGCTCTTGATGACAGGGTAGCCAAGCAACACACCGTTCGAGCCAACTGCCAGCTTGTCGTCCTGACTGCCGCTTGCCCAGAGGTACCGGCCCTCGCCGTCCTTGAGCTTCCGAACAGTCTTGACGCCGGAGTTCTTGTTCATGACCCAGACGAAGCCGTCCTCGTACTGCGGAGGAATGGCCATCTCAAGGTCAATCAGGCCGTCCCCGGTCAGAGTAGCAGCCGCGCCAGAGTTGACGGTAGCAGGCTCGTCGGTGCCATTCGGGTTCTGGAGAATGCCCGCAGGCTGAGCGGTGCCCGTGCCGCTGACAATCATGTTCTCCCGAAGCAGGTCAATGGTCTCGCTGAACTTGCCTCCGATGAACTGGAGAACGTCCACCCAGCTATCCTCGATCTGGTTGCGGGTGATGGGCATGGAGAGCATGGCCGTGAAGATGGGAATGCGTACCTGTCCCCACGTCGGCTCGGTCACCCGATGCGTCGTAGAGGATGCAGGAACTTCACCGGTCCACGTAGCACGAATGCCCGTGGTGTAGATGTCGTCGGTCGCGTAGTTGATCTTCGTACGGACCACGGCGTCTCGGCCAGTGGTGCTTCGGCTTACACGCCCGTAGAGCGACGTGGGAGCAGGCTTCTTGCTGATGATGACCTGCTGGATGTCATCAGGCACGAGGAAGCCGCCACCCTCGTCAAGCCCTTCCTGCATGACCTTCACAGCGGCGCCGGTCTTCAGGTAGTGCTTGAAGGCATCCGCATAGTCGGCAGACTTGGTGGCCGCTTCCTGAGCGGCATTGACATTGCCCTCGTCCTTGCCGGACGGAAGCATTACCGCTCCCTTGGCAGACCCAATGTTGCCCATCCAATCTCGGGCATCGTCGAGCATCTTCTTGGCCTCGTCGCGGCCCCGCTCGGTGGCGATGCGCTGCTTCAGGCCCTCGACAACCTCAAGAGCCGCCTTTGCGGCAGTCAGGTCGCCTGCGGTCATGTCGTTGCCCTTGGCAAGCAGGTTCTCAGCCTCACGGCTCTTGATCTGCATGTCAAGAAGCAGGTTCTTGGTGGTGTCGTCCATCGTCGTGTTCTCCTTAGAGTTTGGCTAGTCGTAGCCTAAGTGCAAGGACTTCGGCTTCGGTAGGACGGGTTGAGTAGTCGATGATCGCGTTCAGGCGAGCGATGATGGGCTTGAGTTCGTCCATCCTCTTTGCCGACAGGCGGCGACCCTGGGCCTCTCTCATCGACTTCACATCTTCCATCCTCGCTGCTAAAGCCTCCGCTGCGTCACGCACGTTGGAGACATCCTCATCAAGCGTCTTGCCTTCTGGCTTGTCGCCTGTAACGAGTGACTTGAGGGGTACAACGCTGGTCCTTGGCTCGCAAGGGGTGGGAGTGAGGCTTGCGTCTAGTCCAAGCGGCCAACGCTTGATCCAGTGCGACTTGCCTACCTGCTCCCGCTCAACCAGGTGGGATGCTGTCCCGCTGGACCACCCTAGCTTGCCTGCAAGCACGAGGTCGTGAATCTCCTTCTCGTACTCGTTGCGAAGATTGAGTTGGGCTTCTGCCCAGATACCGGCATCGGTCTTCTTCAGCGTCCCTGACACGTCAAGGCAATGGCGCACGGTCGCGTTCATCAGGTGGTCGTACCAGACTAGCGTACTGGTACTCGCCCCGAAGTCCGTGTCCTTGGTGAAGAAGTCGTTGGCAAGGTCCGGCGTGGTGCTATCCGAGAAGAGGACCAGATACCCGCCAATCTTGCCGTCGCCGAGGCTCTTGACCTCGCCGCCGAACCCAACAAGCGTGTTGTCATCCATTCGTCGTTCCTCCCGGAAACGCTTCCTGCCCGTCCGCTGTCTTCAGGGAGCATTTGCAGTAGGCAAGGCACGGAGTATTCCCCGCACCGGGCACTGTCGGCAATGCTTCGGCCCGCCATGGGTTCTGAGCCGCTATGGCAGGGCACCCTTCACAATGCTGGCTCTCTGATGGGTCCAACATCCACCAGACCTCGGTTCCCGGCGGCAGGCTTCGTCGCCATGCGTCATTCGCCGTGCCTACGAGGCTTAGCCCATACATGTTAGACCGCTGAGCTATCTGAGCCTCTTTAGGCGCACCTTCATTGTCAATATACCTACCATTCGCCAAATCGGTATCGAAACCTAGCAGGTACAGCCCTTGATCCTCTGCCGCAGACTCTCCGGCAAATCTATCGGCCATGTCGAATGGGTGCCTGCCACCTGCGAGAGTTCGCCCAAGCCTTGCAGCGTCGGCATGGGCCGACCTGAGCAGCAGCATCCCGGCAGAGTAGAAGTTCACCGACGGGTTGGACAAAGATGACAGGGCGATGCGATTGAGCGCACCGCCGGTGTCAGACACCAGCATGGCAAGCATCAGCAGCAGGTACTTCCTTCGCTTCTCGTCCTGTTCGCTAGAGGGCATTTCTCATGTCCTGCCAATACTTCGTCAGGTCTTCCTTCGACGGCCTCTGCCGATTGTCAGGGTCTTCGGGGCCATTGACGGGCTTCTGCGCCGGAGCCTGTTGTGCAAGTTCGTCGCCCTCATCTACCGGCGGGAAGTCCAGCATCGCCCTAGCCTCATTGACGGTCAGGATCGGCCTGCCGGAGACCTTGACGAGCGTACCCATAAGCTGAAGCTGGCTCTCGATGAAGTGCGCGACCGTGGAGTAGTCCCATCCTATGCGTTGGGTTGTCGGGTTAGCCCCCACTATCTCCGGCAGAAGCTGCTTGTCAAGCTGCGGCCCAACAGCCCTCTGAAGAGGAAGTAGGCACCGGCTGATAGCGGCCTGCTCGGCTTCACCGTAGTTGGCGTATGTGCGCTGCCCGGAGTTGAAGCCAAGCACCATCGGGTCTAGCCCATAGGCGGCGCATACTCGCGTCTCTGGGATGGCCCTGATCTTGTCGAGCAGCAGGTCGCCAGGGTTGAATCCGAAGCTCTGCACGTCCATGGGTTGAGACCAGACGAATGGCTTGCCCCTCTGGTCGCCGGTGAACCTGTCAGTCCAATCCTCTCGTAGCTTCTCGCGTTGCTCAGGGGTGATGATGAACTCTTCGTTCTTAGGGGTGATGACGACGCCGGGTACGCCCTTGTTGCGAAGGAGAGCCGCCGTGAACGTTGCGGACTCGTTCTCAGTGCAGATGTCTCGAAGCACCGCAACCATGGCATTGAACCCAAGCCGAAGGTTGGAGGGGTCGATGCCGATGCGAAGGTGAATGACATCCTCGACGGGCAGGCTATGGGTCTTGCCATCCACGGTGTACCCGTAGTCGGTGATGAAGTCGTTGTCCTTCCACCGGGGCCGTATCATGGTTGATGGGATAGGCTGTACGCCCGTCATTTGCCCGCTGGGAGCCCTGAGCTTGTACCAGTAGGCATTGCCCGTACACTTGAGCCAGAGCAGCGTACCGTTCCAGAGTTGGCTCAGGTCGTAGTTGGGAGACGGGGCGTTGAACCATTCCTCAAGCGGGTGATTTGGCGTAGGCTTCCAGATGCCCTTTTCGTCTCTGGTGCGAACGCACATCGGTACCTCGCACCACGTATCAGAGAGCCACCGGTGACAGGCCGCGATGATGGCGTTCTCCCAGAGGTACCCGGCCTCGGCTCTATAGTCGTACTGAGCCCCAGGCAGTGTGCGGGTAGCCTGACCCCACATCTCCGAGTAGTAGCCGCCTTGCAGCGACGTGCCCCCAAACACGAAGGTCTTGAGGGCTTGAAGCCTGTCCCGCATGGTTAGTTTTGGCATCGGCCTAGCTCCATTCAAGAACCCTTCGGCCCTTGGCAAATGCAAGGTTCAAGGCATCCATATCATCTGGGGAACGATTGATGCGCTTCTTTGTATTCTCTTTACGTTCTACCTCACGCCTGCCTGAACTATCCAACATCCATGTGGGGGCCATAGCCTGTCGCCGCATGAGCATCAGGCTTGTAGGAGTAAGACGACTCAGGTCCAAGTCGCCGCTCTTGGCTAGTTCAGCGACAGTGAACCACATCTCAGACCGGCGGTTTGGATACCCGGCCTTGTCCACGGCCTTCATGTTGCTGTTGATAGGGCTGAACTTGTACCCGTCAGACTGGTCAACGACGCCGCCGCCGACGCCCGCATCGTCGATCTTGACATCCACCATCGTCGGGTCTTGCCCCGGAGCCTTCATGGCCCGCGCAAGCTCCTTCAGACGACCTGCGATGTGAGTAGTCTCCCACCCGTTGTGCGTCTCATGATGCAGGACTACGTTGCCACGCCTTACGACAATGCTTGTATAGTCGTCACCATGCCTTGCAACGTCACAGCCTATCATGGTAGGCGCACCGGGCTCTATGTCCTGCTTGACCATCGCTGCTGCCCACATGGCCTCGTTCCATACAGACCTGGAGCCCTGCGTCGGCCATCGCCCAAGCACACGGCCCTCGAACAGCGGCCCCGGCCTCCACCAAGTCCCAGACTGCGGAGGCCACTCGATGTCGCTGACGGTCCTATCGCTCTTGTGGATTGGGTCGCACCAGTCATTCACCTTGTCGGCAACCCAAGCCAGTCGCACTGCTTCAGG